TGATATCAAGGAGTTAACAGGTAAAGACTTCTTGGAAGCTACTGGTCTGAAACCAGGAGAACTTGATATTCTTGATGGTTCACCACCGTGTTCTGCATTTTCTGTTGCAGGATCTATGTGTCGTGGTGAAGGATCTAAACATTCTGATGGTTGGGGTAAGACCAAGAACTATTCTGATGGTAAGAAAGTAGAGAATATTGAAGATCTCTTCTTTGAGTATATTCGTGTTGCTAATGATATTCGTCCAAAGGTTATTGTTGCGGAGAACGTCAAGGGTTTGACCATTGGTGAGGCTAAGACTTATTATGCAAAGATTACTAATGCATTTGAAGAAATTGGATATCTTGTCACTTCAAAAGTGATGAAAGCATCTCATTATGGTGTGGGTCAAGCAAGAGAAAGACTTATCTTTATTGCAGTTCGTGATGACATTGCAGATCAGATTGGTTTGAATGTCTTGACTGTATCTTCTCTGTTCCCTCCTACATCATCTAAAGATACTACTATCGGTGATATCATTGATGGTGTAGAGAATGATCCTGATAATGTCAAGGGTCTTACGGAACACATGTTGAAGAGTGGTATCTATCAGAGTGTTGTGAAGAAAATGCCTAAGGATCCTAAAAAGATTCTTTCGGGTATGGATTATCATGAGAAGGGTCATTGTTTCAATACTAAGAGAGCATCATTCTACAAACCATCTCCTACACTGACTGCAAGTGGTGGTTTGATTCACTGGAATGAAGACAGAGTATTATCTGTTCCAGAACTTAAACGTATCCAATCACTCCCTGATGATTTCATTCTGACTGGTTCTCATTCACAACAAACAGAGAGAGTTGGTCGTATGGTTCCTCCTCTGATGATGAAAGCCATTGCGGAGAATATCTATAAAGAGGTTCTATCTAAACTCTAATATCATAAATAGAAATAATAAGAGTTGTTAGAACTAAAACTATGTCGGATATGAGTAATCTGTACAGAGCTTATTCAGCTGTACACAATTCTGAAATTAGTAATCAGTTGAATGAGTCAAGAGATCTCATCTCTGGTATGCAGTTCAACCAAATGAATTCAGTTGATCTTCAGGAAGTTGCTGAAGAAATTGTTGAACATATGTTCCTCTCAGGTCTAACTGTAAAACAATCAAAGGAAATTGTCGAACAGATTGTTTTTGAAGCCCTGAATGGTAATCAATCAGAACTCAGAACCAGTAAGATTGATTATATCAAAGAGGCGTTTGATAAAGCGTTCTATAACTGTCATACTGAAGAAAGATTCACATCATATAGACGTTCCAAGAAAGTTCAAGAGAACTTCCACAATATTTCTAATGAAGAACTTGGAACCAAGAGACTTCATGAGTCATTGATTGCTCAGAATAGAAAGAACATCAAGGAAGGTATCCTGTCCCTGGTTGAGAAGAAGGTCAAGGACTCTTCTTACCTTGAGACCAACATGAAGAAGAGACAAGAGAATAACGAGAAGGCCCGTAAGGACATGGAAAAAATGGGTACTTCAATGAAGAACCCTCACTTCGAAGAAGTTTCTCAGATCCGTAAGGACTGGGCAAGTTCTTACAAATCCATCTATGAGAAGAAACTGGCTGCACCAGATCATGATCCAGTGGGTCAGGAAGATAAGGACATCGACAACGATGGTGACCACGACAAGACTGACAAGTATCTTCTCAATCGTCGTAAGGTCATCGGTAAGGCCATGGGTAAGAAAGGCAAGTGTGAGAACTGTGATGGTAAAGGGTGTGAGAAGTGTAAGGACATGAAGGAAGGATATAAGGAGATTGATCAAGCAAAGAAGAACAGAATGTTCCGTCGTGCTGGTAATCTTTCCCGTGATGCAATCAGCACTCCCATTCCTCCCGAGAAACGTCAGGATGCACACAAAAAGTCTGGTAAGATTATCAAACAACTTAATAAGTTAAACAGTGAAGGTGTACAATTCTCAGAGAAAGAACTGAAAGCGTTTGAAGAAATCACAAAGGCCTGGGAAGACTGATAGATCGGAGACCCGATGAAAGACGTATTTAAATACTTGAAGGACTCCAGGAAACTCTTGGAGTCCACAACTTCTGAGAGGGCGGCTGAACTTGGGTACGAATATCGTTCCCGTGGCGTTTGGAGTGACCCAAGAACTGGTAAGAGATATAGAACTGATGGTACTCGTTTCGTAGAGATTCAAGAACCTACGAAACAAGAGAAAGAACCTAAAGAACAAGAACCTAAGACTCTTTCTCAATTCAAAAAAGATGTTCCTCAACAGGAAACTCCTCCACAAGAGGAGACACCTTCTGTTGCAAACCAGATGGATAGAGTTGTTCCTGGTGGACCAACTGAAACTGCAATAAGTTCTGGTGACCAGAAGACTGTTGAGAAACAACTCTCCCGTGGTAGAGAGGATGTTCAAAGTCCTGAAAGAAAGAAACAGATTGCACAACAAGCATCTGATATTATTGCTCAACTTCAGGCAGAGAAAGAAGCAGAAGAGGTAGCCGCTGCAGAAGCTGAAGAAGAAAAACAGAAACAGTTAGCACAAGATGCAGGTCCTCCAGAGAAGGACAAAGAAGATTTCAAAACTATTGATGATGTAATTGAAGATGAGTCAGAGGATATTGACTTCAATGATGATGAAGAAGCCTTTGAACAGGAGTATGAGGCTTATGAGAAAGAAGCTAGAGAGATGATGAAGGCGTTGACTGAACGTCAACAAAAGATGATGGAGAAGAAGTTTGGATCTTTCACTGAGAGTCTGAGAAACATTCCTTCTGCAACAAATAGAAGATCATTCCTTCAATCCATGGCTCATGCAAAGTCATTTGAAGGTCGTGTCAACTCTGGTGCTGGTAAGAACAACCTGGGTTATGCTGATATTCAGAACCTGATGGCAAACCGTGATCGTTTGATGGAAGGTTATGGTGATGGATCTCCAGAACAAATCAAGAAGTTTGTTGATTCTGTAAGATCTAATGAAGTATCTGATGAATTTGTAGATGCATCGTTTGAAGTTCTCCCAGACGCATTCAAGAAATCATTGAGTGGTAAGGGTCAGGTTACAAATGATAAGTATGTGTCTGATGATAAGGCACATAAGGATATGCACTATATTGGTAGGAATGAAGATGGTACTGCCAGAAGAGGTGCAGCCAATAACAAGGATAGAGCAAAATTGATGTGGAGAATCTACCTCGAACAAGGTGGACGTGATGCATATACTGGTCTTCCACTTGATATTCAAGCCATGGACCTGGAACACGTTCGTGGTTTCAACAACAAAGATGGTGGAAATCCTAGTAAAGAACAGTGGGAACAAAGAGAGAATGATGACAACTTCACTCTGATCAACTCTAATGTCAACCAACAGAAGGTTGATCTTTCAATGAAAGACTTCTTTGAACAGAAAGTTGATCCACATAAGGACAAAGGTGAAGAAGACTTTGGTGGTATCGAAAAACTCTTCGAGAAACAAAACCAGATTGGTAGTGTTGGTGATCAGTTAGTCAAAACACTTCTTGGTGATGGTGGAAAGGGTATGGGAAGTGGTGTTACAAGAGAAATTCTTGATGAACACTTTGGTAATGACGATAGAAGTTACACAGAGCTGAGAGATGAGTTCCGTAAGGTTGCAACAACACCCAAAGACAAAGCAAAAGCTGCGGGTATGAAGTCTAAACTGGGTAAACAGTTACTCAAAGCAACTGGTCTTTCCCGTGGTATTACTGATAAGAGTGGTAGAAGAACCGTTGCACTTCAAGAGAATGTTTATCGTGGTTTCTTAAGATCAATGGCAAACGCAAAACCAGAAGATCGTCAGAAATATATGGATGGATGGGCAGAGGCTATCAAACAGGGTAATGAGGAGAGAGAACCAAAGGCAGTCAACCGTAAGTTGATTGAACTGGGTCTGATTGATGAAGACATCTTGAACGACAAGAAGGCAGGTAAAGTTTTCAAAGAAGAATATGAAGAAACTAGGAGAACGTCCACCACATATGGTAGAATGTTTGTATCCAAGTATCATAAAGACAATAAATACTTCTATGGAATCTGATAAAAGATGAAAAGTTTCTTTAAATTCCTCTCTGAAGCTAGAAGTACCCCTGCATCTGAGAAGGCTAAAAAACTTGGTTTGACCAGTGATGGAAGTGGTGGATGGAAAGATAGATCTGGTAAGATTGTTGCACGTACAGTTGGTGGTGAACTGAAGTTTTCTGAGAGAGGAACTTCTACACCTACCACTGGTGGTGGTCAACAACCCACACAACAACAAAGACAAGAGATTCCTCAACAGAGAAGACCTCAACCTGAGGAAGAACCCACTGTAAAGAAAGGTGGTGAAGAAGAAGGTGAAGATAAAGGCAGAGAGAAGAGTGGTGAGACTGTAACTCTGGTATTTGGTAGGTTCAATCCTCCCACTATCGGACATGAGAAACTTCTCAATGGTGCACAACAAGTTTCTGGTGATGGTGACCTGAGAATCTATCCTTCAAGATCAGTTGATCCTAAGAAGAATCCTCTGGATACAAACCAGAAGACAGAACTGATGAAGAAGATGTTCCCTGATCATGCAGATAATATCATTAATGATGAAGGTGTAAAGACAATCTTTGACGCCTTAAAGATTGCAAATGAAGATGGATATTCAAACGTCAAGATTGTAGTTGGGTCTGATCGTGTTGCTGAGTTTGACAATCTGGCTCAGAAATACAATGGTGACCTGTATGACTTTGAAGAGATTGATACCATCTCTGCAGGTGAAAGAGATGAAGATGCAGAAGGTGTCTCTGGTATGTCTGCCTCTAAGATGAGAAAGGCTGCAACAGAAAATGACTTCGATACATTCAGAAAAGGTATTCCCGATACTCTGGATGATAATGCAGCGAAACAGATGATGAATACTGTTCGTAGAGCAATGCAGGTTACAACAGAGTCTTGGGCTTTGTGGGAAATTGCACCCAAATTTGATTGGAAAAACCTGAGAGAAAATTATGTTACAGGTAACATCTTTAAAATTAATCAGTTGGTTGAGAATCTGAATACAGGATTAGTTGGTAAGATTGTTCGTAGAGGAACCAACTATCTGATCTGTGTCACAGAAGATGACATCATGTTCAAGTCCTGGATCCGTGATCTCCGTGAATACACAGAGGTAAAGATGGACAGGAAGATGAGAGTGAAGGGTAAACCGAATACCCTTACTGGAACAACAGGTTACTTCAAGAATGCAGCTGCTATTACACCTGGATTTGAAAAAGGAGATGATACTAACCTTCAATATGGTGCCAAACCTTACAAAGGACCTAAGACAAATATTCGTGAATTCATAAATAGATACAAAAGTAGAAGTCTCTGATCCGTCATGACAAGAAAAAATAGATACTCTAACTGGAGAGAGGATCTCATTGAAGTTATGGATATCCCTTCTTCAGAGCCTAAGACTGATACTGAGGATGAAAAAAAGATTACCGAAAAGAAGGTAAAAAATAAGATCGTCATCAATCCTACTATGAATGAAGCCTTTGGAGAGATTGGTGGTACAATTTTAGAGGTTGTCGAACTGGATGAAGTTCTTGATATGAAGAAGGCTGATATGGGTGAAGTCATTAAGGACTTCCGTAAGTCTGATGCTCCTCAGTTCAAGGGCAAGTCAAAAGAAAAAAGACGTGAGATGGCCATTGCTGCCAAGTTAAGTGCAGAAGAAAGATTTGTTCCTCCTTATAAAGAACTCAAGACTGTCTCCAATGAGAAGGCAAAGAAGAAAGAACGTGAAAGTGGAGTGAGTGAAGCAGTTTATGGTGGTACTCCAGTAGAGAAAAAAGATACCAGATATAGTGTAACTGCTGCTGATAAAAAGGCAAACACCAAAGCATATCAGAATTATAAAGCAGGTGACAAACGTTACAAGGCTGTTGGACCCATGGGTGAAGCAACCGAAGTTGATAAACTTGAAGAAGACTCACGTCGTATGAGCAATAAGCAACATACTCAACGTGTAAGATCTAACATTAAGTCTTTTGGAAGTAACTATACTCCTCCTAGTAACTACGACCCTGATGCTAATCGTGGCAAAGGAGAAGTTCTTACTCGTAAACAGATTGAGAAGAAACGTCGTAAGTCACTTCGCCAAGAAGAAGTAGGACAGATTGGTAAAATGCCCTCTCAGTATGTTGAAGCAGCAGAAGATCGTTTGAGGGATATGCGCCAAGAACGTGGTGGTGTTGATGGTAATGTAGATTATCGTCGTACTCCTAAGACACCTAATACCAAGAAGTTTGGTACTGGTAAGACCATGGCTCAGAAAGAGATGGAGAAAAAGTATGGTAAAGGTGCTTCTGTCATGGATGTTGTAAAGGCACAAATCCGTTCTAAGTATGGAAAGGGTGCAATCATGGATACCAAGAAAAAGAAGTAATTGATATATAGAGTATAGATACCTTATGAGGTTATTATGCTCGCATTCTTACTTCCACTTGCATCAAAGATTATTACTGATGCTGTAGCCAAGATTCCTGAAAATGAGGAACTGGGTGAAAAGCTTATCGAAATTTGTCTTGTTATTCTTGGTAAAGCAGTCAAACTGACCAAAACTGATATGGATGATCAACTTCTTGAGATTGTATCTAAGGCAATTAAAACAAGAGAAGAGTGATATTCTGGGAGACCCTGTCTCCCCTTTTTTTATAAATATTTCTATCTAATAAAGTTTATCAGGAAAAAGACATGGCACTTTGGGGAAATAATGATGCTGTAGGAACTGGTGGTACAGTGTCCCTTAACTATGCAACTGGTGTAGTAACTGGTAGTGGTACAACTTTCGGTGAAACTGGTGCTGCTCAAGAAGGTGATGTTATCCGTTTTGGTAGCAGAACTGGAACATACTTTGGTGATGCTGTTATCGTTAGTATCGCTGGTACAGAGTCACTTACTATTGGTTCAACTGCAGGACTGAGTGGTGCTGCTATTGCATCAACCTCCTTCTACATCTCACAACTTCCTAAGTACACGATTGTTGATTCACACTACAGTGAGTCTGCAACACTCGCTAATGGTTTTGATGCTCTTGTATATGGTACTAACGAAGTATCAACAGAAGCTGAAACTGGAACACAATACGAACTGACTCACGGTGGTTGGGTTGGTGTTACTACCTACAACGATAACGAGGGTAACCTGAGAGTTAAGAAAGAAACTCTAGTTGCAATGTCTGGTATCACAACGGGTGGTATTGATTATCACACCCCCTGATAACTGATGATTTTTAATGAATTGAATGAGGAAAACTTTCTCTTATTCGCAATTAAGTATTATGAAAATCCCCAAGCTTTGACAAAGGAGGATTTTAATAAAGACTTGAATCACTTCAAGTATATTAAAAGACTCCTGAAAAGATATAAGAATAACGGTGAACTGAAGATACATTTATTGATAAATCATTTTATTATTTTGTATAATATCTTTGGTGATGCCGCTACTCCTATGTTGTTTTATAAAATTGAAAGAGATCTATGGTCTACCATAAAGACGTTCATTGTTTTTATGGATAAATTACCAGAGTATCCTCATACTTATGTTCATGATATTGAGTTAGATCAAAGGTGCCTAAAAGAACTGGAGAAAATTTCTAATGGACAAGGACAAGATTGATAGGTTTGTAGATGCATTTCGTACTGCAATGTATAATGAGTTCAGTGTCAATGAGGAAGGTATGGTGGCAAATCCTCCTGGGGGATCTGGTGGATTTTCTGGGTCCTCCAATGCTGCTGGTCCTACTGCTGGTTATGACCCCGTTATGAAGTTGGATGGTAGAAACAAATATGTCAAGAAAGCCATCAAAGATTTGATGGATAGAAAGAAGAAAAGGGAAGATAAAAGGACCATGAAGAAGGCATTAAACTATAATCCCTATTTCAAACCGTTCAATGGATCAGGTAAAGGTAGCACTAATTGAACAAAAACTTGATGACCTCAAACCTATCATTGTCAAACTTGACAGTGCAATAGAGAAATTAAGTGAGGTAAATATATCAGTTAGCAGAATGCTTGCTGTCCATGAAGAAAGAATATCAAAACAAGAAGAAATTGACACTGTACTCTTTGCAAAGATTGACAAACTCCGTGATAAAATGGACACAGATCATGACAGTGTGTTGTCAAGACTTCGTGGATTAGAGAAGAGAGTTTGGATGGTTGTTGGTGGATTGACAGTTCTGTCATTCACTGTAAATTCTCCATTTGTTACGAAATTCTTGACACTACCCTCTCAACCACCTACAATAGAAAGAGGTTACCTCTCTGATTGATTAATGGATTTTATTGATGTCAAGTATATTCAACTCATTTCATCAAGACTCCAAAAGTTTAAAAAAGTAAAACCACATTTGTACAACTGTCGCTGTCCTATTTGTGGTGACTCACAGAAGAACAAGTCCAAAGCAAGGGGATACTTTTATCGCGTCAAGAATAATACCAATTACAAGTGTCATAACTGTGGGTTGAATATTTCATTCAATAACTTTCTGAAACAATTTGATGAACCTACACATAAACAGTATGTGTTTGAGAAGTTCAAAGAAGGTAAGACTGGAAAGAGTTTTGTAACCGAATCACCAGAGGACCTTTTTAAGAAAGTAGATAAATCTAAACCAACCTTTAAGAAGAAGGTAAAGATTGATCTTCCCAACGCCTTTGATGTTGATGTGTCTAAACGATATCTAAATTCCAGAGTAATCTTCGAAGGTAATTTTTATTATTCTGAGAACTTCCAGGAATTTGTAAATACACTCAAACCAGGTTCGTTTGAGAACACCAGGTATGGTGAACAGAGGATTGTAATTCCTCTTATCAGGGATGACAGACTTATTGGTCTCCAAGGAAGAGCCCTATCTACAAACCCTGTTAAATACTTAACCATTATGTTGGATGAGGATGAACTTAAAGTCTACGGACTAGATTCTATTGATAAGGAGAAACCAGTTTATGTCACAGAAGGACCCTTTGACTCCACTTTCCTTAGAAATGCTATTGCTATGTGTGGTAGTGATGTTGACCTCAGCACTTTGGATTATCAGTTCATTTACGTCTACGACAACGAACCAAGAAACAAACAGATCGTTGATCGAATCTCAAATCAAATCGACAGTGGTAACTCCATAGTCATCTGGCCCTCCAACATCAGGGAAAAGGATATCAATGACATGATCCTCAGTGGTCATAATGTGAAGAATGTGGTAGAATCGAACACCTACCAAGGATTAGAAGCAAAACTTAAGTTTACAGTCTGGAAGAAAGTATGAGTAACGGTATCAAAGTTAAGAAAAGAAGTGGTGAAGTAGAGAAACTAGATCTTGATAAGATGCATCTTATGGTCGATGAGGCATGTAAAGATCTTGCTGGAGTGTCAGCCTCTCAGGTCGAGATGACCTCTGGTATTCAGTTTTATGATGGTATTACTACAGATGAGATTCAGGATATTCTGATTCGTAGTGCCAGTGATCTGATTGATTTGGATCATCCAAACTATCAGTTTGTTGCTGCACGTCTCCTTCTGTTCACTCTTCGTAAACAAGTCTTCAAGAACAAGAAGGGTACTGCACCTAATCTGAAAGAACACATTGAGAAGTGTGCATACAATGGTCACTATGATAAACAGATTTTTGAGAAATATAGTCTGGAGGAGATTGAGAAGGTAAATAGTTTTATCTATCACGATCGTGATATGTTGTTCACTTATGCTGGTCTTCGCCAGGTGGTGGATAAGTATCTTGTTCAGGATCGTAGTACTGGGGATGTGTTTGAGACTCCTCAGTTCATGTATATCATGATTGCTCTTACGATCTTCCAAGACTACCCAAAGGAGACCCGTCTTGACTATGTCAAAAGATACTACAACGCAATCTCCAAACACAGACTCAACATTCCCACACCTATCATGGCGGGGGTTAGAACTCCACTTCGACAATTTGCTAGCTGTGTTCTTGTTGATGTTGATGACTCCCTCGATTCTATCTTTAGCTCTGATATGGCTATTGGCAGATACGTTGCACAAAGGGCGGGCATCGGTATCAACGCGGGTAGGATCCGTGGCATCAACAGTAAGATCAGAGGCGGAGAGGTTCAACACACAGGTGTGGTCCCCTTCCTCAAAAAGTTTGAATCAACTGTCCGATGCTGTACACAAAACGGGATCCGAGGTGGGTCAGCTACTGTCCACTTTCCTATCTGGCACCAAGAAATAGAAGATATCATTGTTCTGAAGAACAACAAAGGTACTGAAGATAATAGGGTAAGGAAACTTGATTACTCAATTCAGATTAGTAAACTCTTCTACGAGAGGTTCATTAAGGATGAAGAAATTACTCTCTTCTCTCCACACGACGTTCCAGGTCTGTATGATGCTTTTGGCACTGATCGTTTTGATGAATTATATGTGGGTTACGAACGAGATCAGTCTATTCCTAGAAAAACGGTTGGGGCTCAAGATCTTATTCTAGATCTTCTGAAAGAGAGGGCAGAGACTGGTCGTCTGTATATCATGAATATCGACCACTGTAACAGTCACTCCTCTTTCAAGGACAAGGTTGAGATGAGTAATCTATGTCAAGAGATCACTCTTCCTACATATCCTATTAATCATATTGATGATGAGTTTGGTGAGATTGCATTGTGTATTCTTTCTGCAATCAATGTGGGAAAGGTTAGGTCTGACGATGAACTGGAAGACCTTTGTGATCTTGCAGTCCGTGGACTGGAAGAGTTGATTGATTATCAAGAGTATCCTGTAAGAGCCGCAGACATTGCTACAAAGGCCCGTAGATCCCTTGGAGTAGGGTTTATTGGTCTTGCACACTATCTGGCTAAGTTGGGTTATAACTATGATAGTCAGGAGGCATGGGATGCAGTACACGGTCTTACAGAATCTTTTCAATACTACCTTCTAAAGTCTTCAAATGAACTTGCCAAAGAGAAAGGACATTGTGAATATTTTGGTAGGACAAAGTACGCGGATGGTATTTTACCTATCGACACTTATAAGAAAGATGTCGATAAGATTTCGTCACAAACCTTACAACATGATTGGGAGTCTCTACGATCTTCTATATCCACCCATGGACTACGGCACTCAACATTGTCCGCTCAGATGCCTTCAGAGAGCAGTTCCGTTGTGTCAAACGCAACAAATGGAATCGAACCACCTAGAGACTATCTGTCCATTAAGAAGAGCAAAAAGGGACCGCTTAAACAGATTGTCCCTCAGTATGGATCTCTTAAAAATAATTACACACTTCTGTGGAATATGTCTTCTAATCGTGGTTATATTAATGTTGTGGCTGTGATGCAGAAGTTCTTTGACCAAGCCATCTCTGGTAACTGGTCTTACAACCCTGAGAACTACCCTGACAATGAGGTTCCAGTTTCTGTAATGGCACAAGACTTCTTGACAACATACAAGTTGGGATGGAAGACTAGTTACTATCAGAATACATATGATATCAAGACGGATGAAGCTCCAGAGGAAAACTCTGAACTTTCAAATCTCCTAAATGATATTATGGAGTCTGAAGAGGATGATTGTGAAAGCTGTAAAATCTAGAACAGAGGTGTAAATGCAGTACGATTTCGTAGCAAGTAAAGAAAATAACAATAACAAACAGACCGTCAAGGGGATGACGGTCTTCAACACAGAACAAGTTAATACCAAGAAACAACCAATGTTTTTTGGTAAACCCCTAGGAATACAAAGATACGACTCATATAAGTACCCAGTCTTTGAGAAACTGACTACTCAACAACTGGGCTATTTCTGGAGACCAGAAGAGGTTTCTCTACAAAAAGATAGAGCGGACTATCAAACACTTCGTCCTGAACAGAAACATATCTATACTTCTAACTTAAAGTATCAGATTATGTTGGACTCTGTTCAAGGTCGTGGTCCTGGTATGGCTTTCATTCCTTACTGTTCACTTCCTGAACTGGAAGCGTGTATGGAAGTCTGGGGATTTATGGAGATGATTCACAGTCGTTCCTATACATATATTATCAAGAACGTATATCCTGATCCTAGTGATATCTTTGATCATATCATTACAGACAATCGTATTCTTGAAAGGGCTTCAAGTGTGACGGAGTCCTATGATGCATTTATCGAAAGTGCTCAAACATGGGGTAATGGTAGTATGTGGCAGGAAGATTTTCGTGATACATACACTTCACAGGACCAAATCAAAGATGTCAAACGTAAACTCTACAGAGCAGTTGCAAACGTTAACATTCTTGAGGGTATTCGCTTCTACGTTAGTTTTGCTTGTAGTTTCGCCTTTGGTGAACTTAAACTCATGGAGGGATCTTCCAAAATCATCTCACTGATTGCAAGAGATGAAAATCAACATCTTGCTATCACTCAGAATATTCTGAACAAGTGGTCACAGGGTGATGATCCTGACATGAAACAGATTGCTAAAGAAGAAGAAGAGTGGGTCTATGCAATGTTTGACCGTGCTGTCAACGAAGAGAAGAAGTGGGCCGACTATCTATTCAAGGATGGATCTATGATTGGTCTGAATGATGTACTTCTTCAGAAGTATGTTGAATGGATTGCCAATCGTCGTATGAAAGCGATTGGTCTCAAACCAGTCTATGATGTAGCTGCCAAGAATAATCCTCTCCCCTGGACACAACATTGGATTTCTTCTAAGGGTCTTCAAGTTGCTCCACAAGAAACAGAGGTTGAAAGTTACCTAATTGGAGGAATCAAACAAGATGTTAAGAAAGATACTTTCTCGGGTTTTCAACTCTAAAAAAGCACAAGCCAAACGTGAGACTGATTGGTGGTTCCATGAGGAACCATCAAATACCATGGAATTAGTTGACAATGAAGATTAATTCTTCATTTTTTTATGCATTGAATTATGTGATTTATCTTTCATCTTCTCACTTATCATATCGCAAAACTTATCGTTTCTCATAACCACTTCGTAAATTCTAGTTCTTTCACTCACAAAAAATCTTCCTTCAATGTTTGTATTATAATAACCATCGGTCATTAGAACATCTCTTTTGAATTGTTCCATAGTTTCGTAATAAGACATTGATTTTTTGTGAGGACACAAATAAAGTATTTCTCTTAAAAATTTATCCTCACCAAGAAGTTTTACATCTTCATTTAATTCATCACAAGATCCAAAATATTTTTTCCAATCACTCTCTTTCGTTTTTCTTCTACCAGTCTTTTTATCTTTTCTTCTTGTCCAAAAAGATTTCTTACCAACATATTTTTTATCATTTGTTAAATTTGTTATGAGGTAAACAAATCCTTCCATACCTTTGGGCACTTCAGTAAAGTTTTCTTCGTTATATTTCCAAGACATGAAAAATATTTTCTACCATAAACTATAAACCTATTTACATTGTTCTGACAAAGGTCTTGACAGAAGATGTTCCCCTGTACTACAATTCAAACATTCTCGTTCGGTATTACCGTAAGAATTACTTTGAGCCGTGTGAGGGGTCAAACCCTTGAGACGGATGTTGATTTCTATTAATTTAATGTTTACTAAATTTCTCTCACTTGCTTTAATTACATCTATCCCTGCTGCTTGTGCTTATCCAAGTATCAGTGAAATTGAGAACCCACCTACTGTTGATGTTAGTGTCAACGAAGACAAGGCAATCACTCTTGAGGTGGACAACAAGACTTGGACTTGCCCCACCTGCTCACCAAACGAGAAGTATGTCTTACAACAACTCCAAGAGAAAACCAGAATCTCAGATCGCAATGCTCTTGCTACGATCATGGGAAACATTAAATCAGAAAGCAACTTTATTCCCAACATATGTGAGGGAGGGGCTAGAGTTCCTTACAACGCTTGCCATAGTGGGGGTTATGGTCTTATTCAGTGGACCACTATAGGACGATACAATAACCTTGGTAAGTTTGCTACTAAATATGGTTACGATCCTTCCTCACTAGAGGGACAAACGGCATACATGATCAACGAATCTGTATTCCAACGTTATCTTCCTGAGTTTGAGGGTCCTGGTAAGACAGTCACTCAGTATATGGTTCCTGCTTACTACTGGTTAGGGTGGGGTATCAAAGGGTATCGTCAACAATATGCATACGATTATACTAAAAAGATGGTATTCGCATGATCCAAAAAATTAAATCTATACTTAAAAAACTGATATCAGTAAAAAAAGATGTTAAGGTACTTAAGATATCCAATAAGATTAAGAATGTAATTAAGAAACCTTATAGGTCAATTCCTGCACCCCACATCCTTCCTGATGATCCTTGGTTTGGTTCTTCAATCAAGACTCAGAAAGGACTTGACATTCAAAAACAAATCGATCATAATAAAGAAGTTGAGAGACAAACCAATCTCTCTAAGGAGTCAGAAAACATTCATCAAGAGATGTATGAACTGGCAACTAAGAACTGGAACACTGTCAAAGAGACTCAGGGAGGTTCTGAAAACTTCCAAGAAGGTTCAAGTTCAGTACGTTGGCAATCAGGAACTGGTTACGGTCAGTTCAGGGGTTGACAATCCAACCAACACCAGTTATATTATAGAGGTGGTTGAGAGACCACTGCGGTGATCCCCTTCCTGGTTCAGGGTCAGCGGCGATAGGAACCAGGGTTCGACAGAACCTCTGACTTGATATATAATATTGGTTGGAGGTTCAGTTGGGAATTTGACAACTTGCCCCAGTAGCTCAGCCTGGATAGAGCATCGCACTTCTAATGCGTTGGCCGGGAGTTCAAATCTCTCCTGGGGTGTTGGTAACTTAGTTACTATAAAACAAGCCCTTGTAGCATAACGGTGATGCAGTGCTTTTGTAAAGCAAAGATTGCTGGTTCAAATCCAGTCGAGGGCTCCTCGCGGAATTAGTTCAGTGGTAGAACGTCAGCCTTCCAAGCTGAATGTCAGGGGTTCGAATCCCCTATTCCGCTTGGAGATAATTTTTTCTCCTAAATATCCATGAAACCAGTTGATATCCTTTTACTCATTGGAGAACTTGAGGGGTGTTACGCACACACTAAAAGACTTGGTTTTATGGAAGATAACCAGATTCTTGATGATATGAAGAAGAGATATTATAAACTCTACTTTAAACTCAAGAAGGAACAAAAAGATAATCCTCTATAGCTCAGTTGGTAGAGCGCGAAGCTGTTAACTTTGATGTCCCTGGTTCGAGCCCAGGTGGAGGAGTCTGCTCGAATAGCGCAGTGGTAGCGCAGTTGCTTTACACGCAATTGGTCGGGGGTTCGAATCCCTCTTCGAGCATTCCTATAAATACCTGATAAGGATACATTATTGCATTAATTGGTACTTGTTAATATGAAAAAGTTTATTATATCATTTCTCTCGACATTAGTATTATCTGGACCAGCATTAGCTGATAACTCTAAAATCACCAAGGGTTATAATACTATGGATTCCATGGGGTGTATGTTACTTAGGGAATGCACCGATGGAGTCGAAGAAGTCTTTAGTCTTTTGGATATTTCTAGTCAGTATCCCAATACTGAGTCTTATACTCCTGTTGCTGCGGAGTTCAACAACATGCTTACTTCCCTTAATCAAATCGGAGTTAAGGTGTTTCTAGCAGATCAAAAGTATTTTCCAGTAGGACATCGTGGTGTCTATCATACTGTAGGTAATAACTTTTTCTTGAACAAAGCATATATGGGTCGTCCATCTACACTTATGACTGTGATGAGACATGAAGGATGGCACGCTGCACAGGATTGTATGGCAGGAACTATTAAGAATAGTTTGATTGCTATTATCAAACCTGAAGAGGATGTTCCTCAAGTTTGGAGGGACATGGTTGAAAAATCTTATCCATCATCTGCTGTACCTTGGGAAGCGGAAGCAAAATGGGCTGGACTTACTGAAGGTATGACAATGAAAGCACTTCAGGCATGTGCTAATGGTGAGATGTGGAAAGTTTATCCACCAACACCCCTCACAGAAAAATGGCTTCGGAAAAACAATTATATTAAGGATTGATAGTAAATGATTAAGAGACTACAGAACTATGTTAATTGTAAGATGCAAACAATGCAACAAGGAGATCTCCAGCACTAACAAAACTCAGTGTTGTGGATGTCCAAACATGATGACAGTTACAGGTGATAATGTTTCAGCGGTTGACTTAAACAAGGTCATTATGTTAAACTCTAAAAAGAACACTAAACAAAAAAGTGTTCTTTCTTCTCAAGATTTAATGTATCAAGAGGAGAGAAAAAATCGAAAGGTCCGTAAATTAGACTTTGAGGTTCGTTGATGTACACTGTATTGAATTATGTGACTGCCTTCTTTCAGGTAGTTGTTGTGAATTGTATTCAACCAACTAATTGGGAATATTGTTACAGAGTAGATCAATGGTTGATTCCAGATGTGATAGAAGGTTATCAACTCTGGAGTGGACAAAAACATCCTTATCAATCAGAGAAGGATTATTTGGAAGGTCAATCCGATAGGTGACGGAACCGCTCTTGAAAAGCGTTGAGGTGTTAAAGCCCTTGGGAGTTCGACTCTCCCACCTTCCGCCACGGGGCGTAGTATAGTGGTAGAATGCCGTGTTTGGGACGCGGAGGTGTAAGTTCGATTCTTACCGCCCCGATTATATATTTCTTATACATACTCTAACTATGGAATTTTACTCCGTGGAATATTGGCAAGAGAACTGGGAAACCCTTATCGAAAGAGTAGAAGGTGGAGAGACTATAGGTATAGAAAATAATAACGGTGAAAGAGCAGTAATGCTACCAGTGGATGATGAACTCTATAAAATGTATGTTGAACTGAATAACGATGCGTCGTAAGAACAAGTCCTATAAGAGAGTTACGGACGACAGAAAACCAACTCTGATTAAACATTCTAAAATATG